CGGTGACCAGCGTGCTGGGATTGAAAATCAAATAGGCGTGATACGTGGTCGAATTGGCGATCGTGCCGGTATCGAGTCCGTTCTGATTGTTGCCGGCGACCCATGTGCCTCCGGTCAGCTTGGTGATTGCCGAGGCCAGGTTCATCACCGCCGTGCCATCAGACGATGTCGCTTGTCCCGCCGAAGCCGCAAAACTGGTGGTACTCGCAACGGTAATCTGTAGGCCGTCGATGTAGCCTCGAGGTACCAGTGTCGCTGTCGCGTTTGGCGACGAACCGGTCACCGTCGGACCGGCCAAGGTCAGGCTGGTGACACCGTTGATCGTCGTGCCATTGCCGTCGACCACGGTGATGCCTGCGGTCGTGCCGCCGCTTTGAACGACCGTGATGCTGGCCTCAGGCGTGTAGACAAACGCTCCGCCGGCCGGGACAGACACATTCGATGGAGCGATCGGCCACGCGGTCGCGCCGTCGTAAATCTGCAAGGTAATGGTGTGCGTCACCGTATCGTTGTTGTTGACGCGCACCTCGCGGGCATCGCGGTAACGGCCGGCTTTCGAAGGTGCACCGACAACGATGACGGGAGTTGTGTCGTTGGTCAGGATGTTGGTGTTGCCGGGATTGAAGATATTGGGCGCGGCACCTTCGGTCCACGATGACACGCACTTGCATTGATTGGTGGTGTGGTTCTCGCCCAGGACGATCCGGAGCACCTTGCTTGTGGTGTCGAGGATCATTGATTCCACCAGGAAAGTATCATGGCGGGTGTCAGGTTCGGCGGCGGTGGCGGTGCGGCCGGTACCAGGATGCGCAGCGCGGCCGACGGCGGCGGTCGGTTGAACCGCAGAAGATTCCGGAACGCGACCTCGAGCGAAGACAGGCGTGAGATCGTCCCGCTTTGCGGCGTGTTGCCGGCGGCCTGAGCCTGCAGCACCTCGACCTGTGTGTTCAGGTTGGTGATTTGTTCCGTGATCGTCAGGCCGCTGCCCGAACCCCCGCCGCCGGACGACGACGTGGCCGGTTGGCCGAGGTAAGACAGGATCCGCTGGATCATCTGGCCAAAATACGGCGTCGGTTGCCCGGTCCGCGCGTCAACGATTGGTTGGTCGAGGACGATCGGCGTGAGCCGCGTCGGCGCCTGTGTGTTCGACTGGCCAGTACCGCTCATTCGAACCTCGCGAACTCGCCGAACGCCTGCTGCGCCGCTTCGCGATAAGCGACGGTCGCTTCTTCGGCGGTGAAGAACCATCCCAGATTGCGAGTTTTTCCCTTCTCGGTCATCTGGGCATTCCATTTTCGCCTTCGGCCTTTTGGAACGTAACGAACCCCTTTGATGCCTGTCGTGCTGTTCGCCCTCAAGCCGACATTGGCGACATTCTGAGCGTTCGTTGCGAGCCTTAGATTAGCGAGTCGATTATTCAGCTTATCGGTATCGCGATGGTCCAGGCGTTTCGGCCACGCTCCGTATGTGTAGAACCACGCCAGGCGGTGCGCCTTGTAGCCTTCGCCGTCGATCCGGATGATCCAATAATTGCCGTTGTCTGTGCCCGCGATGTCTCCTGCCCCGTACCTACAAAACCGCCGTCGCGCGCGCCATCTGAAGGCTCCCGACGAAGGATCGTAGTGCAAAACCTCCTTCAGGCGCTCGATGGTGACAATCACCCTAAAGATTTCCAGTAATCGTAATAGGTGCCGATGATGGCTGGCCGCGCCGCATCGGAATAGCGGATCCGAAAAATCCAGGTGCGCGACTGGCCTAAGTTAATCCACCGCAATCGCTTGATGTATTCGCCGGCGGTTCCCATCGAGCGAAATTGCTGCAACGGCGCAAAGGTTATGCCGCCGTCTTTCGAGTAATCGAGCACGAGTAGCGGCGCGGTCTGCGGCAGGTCTGGCGTACCTTCGCCGGCCTCAACCTCTACCTCAAATCGAGAGACAAAGATGCGCTTGCGATCCTCATGCAGCGGCGGCGAGGTCGCCAGCATATGAATCTTGTTGCCGTACTCGTTGAAGCTATTGAAGTTCGACAAACCGACAACATTGGTAAATGCGTCGCCGACCAGGGCTAACCCGTTCCAGTTGATGCCGCACTGCCCTCGCCAGCGGCCGAGGTTCGGTGGCACCACGATGCCTGGCGTGGGCGCCGGAGGCGGCGGCGGAGCGCTCGTAAGGAACACCGCGACACCAACGATGTGATTGGCGTTTGTTGCGAAATTAAAGACATCGGACAAGACATTCGAGCCAAGCGCGGCCAGCGACGACAGCTCGTGTGCAAGGTTCTGGCCGCCGATCAGGCCGCCTCCCAGATTGTTGCTTGAACTAAATCGGCCGTTGCTAAACCATTCGTTGAGGTTTCCGCCAACCGCGAAGTTCTGGCCAATACCCCCGCCCCAATCGGCTGAGAAGAGGTCGCCGGTCGGATTGACCAACTCGAAATAGTATTTGCCGGTGGTGTAGCCGTCGACCGCCTGCGCCAGGCCTGGCACGGTGGCAAAGCCGGCAACCAAATTGCCGCTACCCAGAGCAGCGCTTCCGAATAGTTTGCTTGGATCGAGCGTCGTGAAGCCGCCGCCGCTGTGCGGCCAGCCAGCCACGTATCCTGACGGCACCGGGAAAGAGAACGCCGACGCGCCGAAATTCACGGTAATGCCGGCATCGCCGGTGCCTTGCACCGCTGGATACATCGTCGTGCCGGCCATCGCGGACAGGTCCATACCGCCCGTGTTGGCGACCGGATCAGCTCCCGGCGCCGAACCGAACCATGAGCCGTTGTCGAGTCTGAAATAGACCTGATAATCCGCCATTTAATGCCGTCACACCCACGCCGTGCCGTAACTCACGCGTTGATGCCACAACCCCGAGGAAATGTCGTAACACCACGTTCCGTCGCCCGAGGGAAAGTTGATGATGATGAACTTATGCCCTTCCTGATCCAGCACAAAACAGGACGCGTCAGTGAAGCGCAGCGGATATTGTGCCCAGGCGGTTTCCATCGCGTAGGTGCTGATGCGCTTCGGCGCATAGTTGTCGAGACGATAAAAAATGCCATCGTCGCCCATCCAGAAGACCGTGTTATCCTCGGAGCAGACACAGTACGGCGCGCCCAATGGCAGACCGCGGGCGATCAGCGCGGCATCGTAACGCTGGAACGGAAACGATGCGTTGCCCGAGTCCCACCAGACCTCGGTGTGCCGTTCGCACAACAGCAACAATTGCTCGTGCCAGACTTCCAGAGAGACAAGCAGATCGCTGCCGGCCGAAGCTGTCGCGAAGTCCAGGCCGGAATATTGCGTGCCGTCATTGATCCCTGAGATGAAAAACTGCCGCGTATTGCGGGCATTAAAGACGAAGTAACCGTCGAAGTACCGCACTGTGTTGGCGGCTTTGAAGGCCGGCGCGGTGATTTGACCGAGCACGTTCGTCGGGTCGATGATGATGGCGCCGGCACTTAATTGGCTGGGCAGCGCATCGGTCAACGCGATGCTGGTCGCGGTCACCGATGCCACCGTTGTATGGAACACCGATCCGTCGTCCATCTCCACGAGGAGCGCGTCGCCGGGGCCAAGCACGCCAATGATGTTGGCGGGGATCGACGTTCCACCGACTGCGACAGTGGCGGTCGTTACCTGGTTGAGGCCACCCGGTTGGTAGACCCAACCGGCGCTGCCGTCGACCATCACCAGCTGTTGCGTGTTGTCGGCCATCGAGGCGAGGCCACCGAGCGTCGTGGTGCCGATGAAGGTGGCGGCGACGGGCGACCACGGCGCCGTCTCAAGAAACGTCTCGTAATCAATCGACCATAGTTGCCGCCCAGAAAGGATGAACAGTGTCTGGTTCATCACATGCAGCCCGATGATCGGACCGTTGCCCATGCGTGAGAACAGAGAGAGGCCTGGGATGCCGTAGAGCGGTGTTGTCGTTTTACCTTCTTTGGGTGTAGGCTCTGTAAAGCAGTTGATCGCCTGCTGGGAGAGAAGCTGCGGACTGCGGGCTTGGTATGCCTGAGACGCCCAGGCCACTTGGGGCACCGCTACGTCCTACGCAGGATAAAGAGGGTCATGTCCAACCGCCTTGTATGGCTTCCAATAACCGAGACGGACGGAAGATACGAGGTCTCGAACGACGGGCAAGTCCGTATTGTCGGCAGTGATATTTCTGGCCGGCGTCGCTGCGTGGGTAGAATCCTCAAACCATCGCTTCGAGGAAAGTACCTGAAGGTCGGCCTTAGCCTTCCTGATCGACGTCGAGTTGATAGGTCCGTCCACGTCCTGGTCGCCTGCGCCTTCATCGGCCCTTGTCCGAGCGGCCATGAGGTCAACCACAAGAATGGTCGCAAGCTTGATTGCGCTGCCAGTAATCTTGAGTACCTCACAAGCTCGGCCAACCAGGAACATGCGTTCCGGGTGCTCGGGCGCCGTGTAATTTCGGGTGAGTATCATGCTCTGGCGAAGTTCTCTAATAGCCAAGTGCAGGGTATGCGAGTACGACGAGCGGAAGGCGAACTGATCAAGACAATCGCGAAAGACCATTGTGCCCAGGTTTCCCATATCGCTGCTATTTGCTCCGGCCGCATATGGAAACACGTGGGCGGCCCGATTACGAGACGCCGTGTGGCCATCTAGCCCCTGCTCTGGCCGCGCGAGGTAGCGACGCCGAACCGGATCGACTCGCTTTCCCGGTCCCACTCCTTTGCCATGGAGTACCAGCGCTCGGCCTGCTTGACGATGATCTGCAATTGCTCTGCCGGCGTGCCGTTCTCCGGGCCGATCTCGAGCGCCAGGTTCCACTTCAGCGCCGCGTCCCATTCGTCCGGAAAGTCCGGGATGTTGGCCAGCGTGCCGAGATCCTGAATCGGTCGCTGCGCCGTGAAGCGCATGGCATTCGTATTGTCCTGCGGCGTCGGCCAGCTGTTCCATATGCCGCGCACCTGCGAGTAAGCCCCGTTGCCGGTCTGCGGATCATAAAAGAACGCCGTCGGAATGCCGGTGACGTACTTGTTGCTCTGGTTCGCGTAATCGAGGCGTGCCCACATATTGATCTGAATGTCGATCCGCGAGGCGAGATTGTAGCGCCGGCCACCCATGACCCGGAGCGGACGATAAAGCGGCGTCGCATAGGCAAAGACCAGCGCGCCGTTCAGCGCCGGCGACGGCAGTGCATCGGCCAGTGTGACGACCAGGCCAGATGGCGCACCGCTGACCGTGGTCCAGAAGTTGGTGCCATCGGCCATTTGAATGCCGATCTGATAGCCGGCGGCGATCGTGTTGAGATCGGAAAGGACGCCGGTCAGGGACGCGATACTGATCGTTGTCGCGGCCGCGGCCGCGTTCGCGGTCAGCGATGTCTGGATCAGCGAATCCCAGAGGGTTACTTTGTCAGGCGAACCAGCGCCGATCTGGTACTGGGTCTGACCCGGTTGAACGAACAGGATCCCCTCTTCCTCGCACCAGAGGTGGATACCCGAGGCCTGCCAGCCTTTGCACATGGCCCGCATGGCATCCAGGGCGTTCGCCAGCTGCGCGCCAGTGGCGGTCTCCTCCGAACCAATCACCTGAGCAATGCGCATCGACCCATTAAGCAGGGTGATGATCGACGGTGAGCCCGAAAATGTTCCGCTGGTGGTCTGTGACATTGCTCACTCTCAATGGTGGAACCAAAGCCCTTGCGCGGACGAAACACCCGAGGAGGTGTAAGTAATCAGGATGGCCCCTTGCGCACCGCTGCCTGGCTTCTGGGAAGAGGTGGGGGGACCGGCCTGACCTCCGCCCCCTCCGCCGCCGCCCCACCGGCCACCGCTACCGCCGAGCGAAACGGTAGGGGACGAACCCGTGCCCACACCGCCGCCTCCGCCGGAACCGAAGTTGGCGCCCCACTCCTGACCATCGCCGCCATTACCACCGGTTGACGACGTGCCGCCGAAACCGCCGCCGCCTCCGCCGCCTGCGGTACCATTACCTCCCGCGACGCCGTTCGACGGTGCTCCAACCCCTGCGCTGCCGATACCACCAGCGGTATTGAATCCGCCGGTTGCACCCACGCTGGTGCCGGGAGCGTTGCCGCCTCCCGCAGAGCCACCTGGGCCAGCGTCCGCTCCTGCTCCTCCGGCTGCGCCTCCTTGGGAGCCGGAACCCCCGGAGCCGGCCAATCCCCCGTTTCCACCCGATCCGCCCGCGCCGCCGCCTGCACTGGATGTGCCGCTGTTGCCGCCGCCCGCGCCGCCGCTCGTCTTGATATTCCCGGTACCCAAGGCGACGCCCGATGCTGCGGCACCGCCTGCGCCGCCTGACCCTGTTCCGAAGCCGCCGTGACTTGCGCCAGAGCCACCTTTGGCGCCGCAAATCACGCCAGACGAAGAGATATTGACGGCGGTATTGTTGTTCGCGATCCAGGTGTCGCCGCCCGCGGGACCATCCGTGTTGCTGGTCAGCGCGGGAACGCCGCCCGAACCGATGTTGATGTTCACCGTCGCGCTAGGCGTGAGGGCCTGGGCAACGGATTTCGAATAAGCGCCTCCTCCACCGCCAAGAGACGCGAAGTGCGAGGTATCCCAGGTGGAGGGAGAACCCCCGCCTCCTCTGCACTCGATCGTGCTGCCTGCGGTCGTCCAATCAGCAGGCACCGCCCATGTCGTGCCAGACGTGAGCAGGACCGTGACCGTGGTCAAATGGTGACCCCCTGCAGCATACCGTCGACAAGCCAGTGCGTACCGTCAGGCGAATAGAGGCCGAGGATGTCTCGCGCGCTGGCGGTGGCGGTGGCGGTGTAACCTGTCGGGCCGCCAGAGGTGGCAAAGACAAAACCGCTGTTGAGCGCCACGCTCTGCGGTGTCGAACCCTGCTTAATGTTCAGCAGGGTCTTTTGGAACGGATAGGCCGGCGATGCAGCGAGTGTCACCGTACCAGAGGCCGTCGGCATATTAACCAGCACGTTGTCTATGCCACTCGCCGGTGCGATGGTCAGCGTTCCGGCGACTGCACCCGTCAAGGTCTGGGAGTTGTCGATCGAGATGGTGCCGGAGTTTATCGCGATGCCGTTACCGGCCGCGGCGACCGCGGGTGCCAACGCGGTGCCGACCAGCGACAAGCCCGTTGCGAAACTCGCCAGTGTGCCGGCCTGATAGTTGGCGGCGAGCGAACTTCCGGAGAACGCGAGGCCCGCCCCGAGCGGCACGGCTGACGGCACCGCGCTGGCTGACGATGCATTGGCGATCAGCGACGCTGCAGCGATTGCCGCAAACGACACCGTACCTGACGAGGAGATTGGACCACCCGTGAGGCCGGCACCGGTGTCAACCTGGGTAACGGAACCTCCCGATCCCGTTGCGGTCAGGGTCCCACCGCTCCCGGAGACGCCAGACCCAAGCGCTGTGATGGTCGGCCCTTGCCACTGGGCTTCCAAGCTACCCGAAACAACTGCAAGCCCGAGGAGCGCAGTGACGGTTCCCAGCTGCCAGTCCGCATCGAGTGTGCCGCCGCTCAGAGCGAGTCCGCTACCGAGATTGACGATCGAAAATGTTGTTCCGGTACCCCCAAGCAATGCCCCGCTCGGCGGGACCAGTTGGTTCATTTCCGCAGCGGTCAGGGTGTCGCCGGGATTAAATGTCATGCGAGCACATTGTAATTGAGGATACCGTTGGCACTGTCGAGCACGAAGAACCCAGCCGAGGCGGAGTATTGCAGCAGCAACACCGAGTTCTCGATGGGATCGCCGTAGAGGCTACCAACCGATGCCGGCAACGGGTTGGTCAGCGTCATGACGTTTCCGGCGACCGACAGCACCTGTGTCTGAAAGTTGTCGCCGCTATCGAGCATGATCTGCACGAGGCTTGTCGCCTGGAAACCTACGGTGCTGTCGACCGTGATCGTGTTGGCGCGCGATGCTGATGGCGCAGTCACGAAAGTCCCTGTGATGACGAATTGGTTGGTCTGGCGCGGCCGCGCCAAATCCACGGTCTGATCGTCATAAACGCCGGTGACAAAGTCCTGCGGTTGCTGCGGTTCCCACCGCTCCGGCGCTACCGCGAGGTTCCCGGTCTGGCCACCTGGAATGATGCGCGCGCGGGAGGCTCTTATCTTAAAACCTGAGATATCGTCTAAAATATAGTTATCTCCGCCAATAAAGTGACGGTCGTCAGCCATGGCCCTGGCTCCTAAGTCAATGACGACGCGTTGCTTGCTTGTTGCTGAGCAGGATTTGCCACCACCGCGTCAGCCTGCGTTTTGAGTTGGGTGACCTCCGCCAGCGAGAGGCCGGCAAGGACGCTCTGTGCAGATGGCGGATCAGGGGCAAACACCGGTGCGTATTGCACCTGGTTGGTCCAAGGTTGGATCGAAAAACCCGTGGGCGGCTCATAGGGCGTCACGCCATCCCAGACAATTCGCTGTGCAACCGTCCCTGGAGCCTGCGTTGTGCCGTCAGGTGCGTGCCAAGGAACAGTGGCAACGAGGACATAAACCGCCATCACACACCCCTCGTGATCACGACGCAGTAGCCTGGGCATCCGACGCCGCCGGCACCGCCCGCGACCGTCCCGGCACCGCCACCGCCACCGCCAGCACCAAAAGCATTCGCTCCAGCAGTGCCGCCCGCGCCCCCTGTGCCGCCGGAATTACCGCCACCACCAGCAGCCCCGGTAGTGTGAGCCAATAAAGCACCATCGCCTAGGGCATTTCCTCCCGCGCCAGCGGTTCCGGTTGCCGCCGACGATCCGCCTGCGCTGGCGTTTCTGCCAATCGCCGCGCCACCGATTGCTCCGTTGCCTGCGCTTGCGATAAGCAGTGGACCGCCGCCCGCCGATCCTCCCACCGTGTTGACACCCCAACCCGCGAAGCCTTGTGCGGGGCTGGCCCCCGAACCCGAAGCATTATTGCAAACAGGATTTTGAACCCCATTTGCCGCGCTACCTCCCCCCGTAGACGCAAGGCTGATACTCTGCGCGCCCGCAGCAGCGCCAGCACCAGACGCGCCAGCAACGAAAATCCCACCACTTGCGCCGCCGCCAGCATTACCGGCTGTGGTGCCGCCGCCGCCGCCGCCGCCGCCGAAAGCGGTCAGGATGGCGCCGAACGTGGTATTACCGCCCGCGCCACCGTTGCCGCCTGCGCCAGAACTGCCGCCAGCCCCGGCGGTCCCTCCTGCCGCAATCGTTACCGTCACGGTTGCAGCAAGCGCCGACGTTTGAAAAACATCCGACAGGGCCGCGCCGCCGCCGCCCGCTGCGCCGCCTGATCCGGTGGTTCCTAGGGTTTGCTGCGAACCGCCGCCGCCGCCGCCGCCGCCGCCGATCGCGAAAATCTGCGTTTCGCTGTTGGCCGTCGCCCAGGCTGGTTTGGTCCAGGTGCCGGAACCGGTGAAAATCTGAACGTCTTCGGTCTGGGTAGCGATACCCGTCCAAACACCTGCGCCGGCAGAAAGATAAGCCTGAGTATCGGTTGTCCCGTTGGTGCGGAGATAAAGCGAACCCGAAGGTAAAGTTGCGCCAGGCGCTCCCGATCCAGAGGTGACGATCGGACCGCCAGAGGCAGCGCCCACAGTGATCGAACCGATTGTTTCCGCCGCAACCGTCGGATTGTTCGTGAATGAAAGCGTACCGGAATTTATGACCAATTGCAGCGTGTTCAGTGCATTGACCGTGCCAGCATTCCACGCGCCGGTGCCGCTGGATCCGGGAACAAGCGATAGTCCTTCGCCGGGGAGAGAAAGACCGCCGCCGCTCATCGAGCCGGCCCGGTTTGGATCACCGTCATCGTCACCGAACCGCTGCCGGCCGTTTG